CGGGTAGTGACACGGGAAGGACTACTCCTGCCCCAGCTGCTGCAATGTTCACGTCGACTTGGTTGTCCACATTGACGTCCAAGTCCACTGAAGACTTGATGTCCACTGGAAAAGACGGGCCATCTAGATCTTTTGAATCAATTTGGGCCACGTTAACCGGGACGAACCCCTTAATGTCCGTAGGCACTCCATCTGAGCTAACTGCGGATATGTTAATTGGAACAGGGTTCTTTGAGTCGTTCACTGCAAGCACTGGTTGGGGAATGAATGGTTGTAATACTCCCATCGGTTGTTTAAACTCACGGTCCATGTCTCGTCGAGCCATGCCTTGGAGTCCAGCTCTGATCATGGGATGAGGGATGCCTAAGCGTCCTAGCTCCCGTCTCAAGATCATAGAGGCAAAATTGTTGTATGGCCTCGGCTGTCGCAACTCAATGGTAAAGTCTGCGAATATGTATCCCCACGTCGCTGCCGCGGGGATAGAATCCCACACGCCAATAATCTTCCCCTGATAAGCTTGTCGTCTGGCAGCATCGGAGCTGGTAGCATCATCGATGTATAGCCACGAACTTGTGTCTAACTGGGAAGTGTAATCGGCAATTGGTCCTGCAGCCCACACAGCTACAGAGGCTGTGCCGGGCAGGGCGAGAACTAAATTAGAGGTAACATCCGCCCCTAAAATGTCCGCATCGGGATAATAACCAAACAAGAATGATCCAAATGTTCCGGTTGTTACTCTTGTATCTAACGAAACCTTGAACTTAGTGAATCTAAACTTGGTGTGTGTCAACGTCTCATATGCCAAATCACTGTTGGCTAGAAACATTGTTGTTGGGTGTAGTGCGATGACTGACGCCTCCCCGGATGAAGCATTTATTTCTTGTAGTGCTCCGGGTGGTGTCAAAGTGGCACTTTGGTACCTAATATATGCTATGGGTGAACAGCCAGTAATGATGGTAATTTGAGATTTACCCTCCATTCTGGTTGAGGTACGATGCCACGTAGTTTTCCGAGAATTGATAGCCACTGGAGCGACACGGGTCACTGAGCGGTTCATCCTAGGATTAGAAGGTATCCCGCGGTAGCGGGATTCACGTGCATTCTTACGATCTGCACTAGGTTTGGGCCACGCCATAAGGGATAGCGTGGGCTGAATTGCCGCTGTCGGTTGGCGGCGTCCTCTGACCATTGGTCGAGGAACTGATTTGCGTTTTGCTTTTGCTTGTCTGCGTTTAGGCATGTAATCAAAACAATTTACGGCTTGTTATACCAAAGCGGACATCCAACTCTGCCCGCCCCGTGTTCAGGGCGCAATAGCGCCTACTCCCCCTTCTTGGCCTTCGCGACATACTTCATCTTGTCACGTGGCCTAGCGGGGGTACCTAGCGCCTGAGGCGCCGCACCTTTCGGTGCTCCTTGCGGAGGTTTTGTTAGCTGACCTTTCTT